TTTCACTTCATTATATCTTTGAAAGCAGGGAAAAGTTTTTTAGTTCAATTCGAGAAATTAGAAAACGAATGAAACCCGGTGCAAAACTCATAGGAATTATACCCGATTCTGAAAAAATCATATTTAAAACACCACTCACAGATCAGATGGGTAATTTCTTTATGATGAAAACACATGGGAACGGCGGATATGGCGAAAAACTATTTGTAAACTTAGTAGAAACTCCATTTTATGCAGAAGGACCAAGATCCGAGCCTATTGCATATAAAGATCTTCTTGTGACACATCTAGAAGAATTGGGACTCAAATTAGAACTTTGGGAAGGGCTCACAGGTAACCCAATATCCGAACTCTATAGTAAATTTATCTTTGTATATAAGAGATGATCACATTCATTATACTCATTCTGATCAACTTGTGGATACTTAATCGAACTAGGGAACCACAAGATTTCGTTGAAGTAAAGGAAAAATATCGAACACTCAGGAACCATCTAGAGGATACTCAGAACGAAAAGTTTCGGGTGTTGGTAAAGTGTATCCCAATTACAGGTGTACAACGTATGAATGGAGTCGTAGGGTACAATACAAATAAAGGACAGGAAATTGCTTTATGTCTGGATGGAACTCCAAATGAAATATTTCACGTTCTCATTCACGAACTAGCGCATTGTACAGTCGACGAATATTCTCATTCTAACGAATTCTGGAAGAATTATTTAGAACTTCGCGACATTTGTGTAAACTTGGGTATATATGAAAAAATACCAGAAAGAACAAAGTTCTGTGGTCAACATATCCAAGACAAATAATATTCTTCGTAGATATCAAATGAAAACACCTGTAAGTGTTTTACTTATGGTTATCTTATACTGGCTTGCTATATATGGTATAAGTATTGTACCACACGTGAGTGAGAACTATAACCTAAATCTTGTATGGTTAACTGTTATCGTACCAAACGTTCTTCGCCTAATTGTTGGGAGTATACCACGACTCGCCGTGGACCGCTTGTTCTTTTTATCGACAAGTGTGATTGCCCTAATAATTACATTCGCGGTAAATGCGCTATGGGGTGATACAAAGGAGGCTGTTAAGAACTATGGAAGTGACAGAAGCAAGACACTTAAGTTGAGTGCCTTGCTCATGACAGCATTTGCGACAGGAGCTTTGATTACCTACTTTGTGGGTATCGATAATTCAATCTATAGTAATATGGGTTGGGAGTCAAATCAAGGCTTAACGATGTAATCCTTAACCACATAGAATGCCAATGCGGCAACCAATCCTGTTGAAGCCAAGCCGATCATACTTCTACCACCAGTTTCGTTAATGAAACGGGGAATAGAGGTCGCCAACTTGTCTTGAACTGGCTTACTCACAGCGAGAGCGGCGGCAGCACCCGCGACGAGAGCAATCATTTGATCGTCAGTAAGGTTAAGTGGGTTCTTACTCGCTGGAGCCGCTTGCTGTTGCACTTGTGGTGCCATGTAAGCACCCTGGGGCTGAGGAGCGGTCATTTGTGGCATCATTCCTTGCATTCTAGGTTCGTCCATCATCATTGGGGGGTCCATCATAATGTCATTAATTGGAGTAGAGTCCATCGTCTGTTTATTTTGACTCACATTTTTTTCGGCTTGCGAAAACGCCTGTGTTCTAGGTTCACTTCTAAAATTCGTTGTTGGATTATCATTTAATGATACCATTCCGTCACCATTATCAGATAGATTTAAGGTACTGATATCGCTAGACATTTAGTATAGTCATATGTTTTTGAGACATCTGAGTGACGCAGCAGCCTGTATTAGAGAATTCAATTTATTGTATTCTAAGAATGAATGATTTTGTACATCAACCCATGATAACATACATTGGTAATAAAAGAAAACTATTAGATGTCATAGAAAATATAGTAAAGAAGCTTGCTCCTAAGTCGTGTGCGGATACTTTCGCTGGTTCTGGTGTTGTATCAAGAATGCTTCTAACACATTGTGATGAACTACACGTTAATGATCTTGAAAAATACTGTGAAGTTCTTTCACAATGTTTTTGTGTAACACCATCATCTGCTGAACAAAAAGAGATAATACAACATATTCATTTAATGAATACATGTCCAGATAAATTAGGACTTATTTCCGAATTATATGCATTGAATGAAAGACAATTCTATACTCCTGAAAATGGACAAAGAATTGACGGAATGTTAGAGTATATTGAAAATCATGTTCCCAATCATCTAAAATCATATTGTCTTGGTCCACTACTTGTAAAAGCGAGTATTCATACAAATACATCTGGTGTGTTCAAAGGATATCATAAAGGTGGTTGGGGTGGTAAAGGTGGGTATGCGCAACATAGAATTATGAAGCGAATTGAAGTTGAACCTCCAATTTGGATTCAGGAACCCAAGCGAGTTTGTGTATACCGCCACGATGCATGTGATTTTCTAAAAGATCTCCCAAAAGTTGATCTCATATATCTAGATCCCCCATACAATCAACATCCATATGGATCAAATTACTTTATGTTAAATCTAATATGTACCAATGAGAGACCTCATACACTTTCAAAAGTATCAGGTATCCCTGGAGACTGGAACAGAAGTCAGTACAACTATAAAAACAAGATTAGAGAGGCTATGGAACGTACCTTGAAGCTATCTACCGAAAAAGCTAAACATACCTTGGTATCATATAATAATGAGGGTTTCATCAAACTTGATGAATGGGAAGAAATCCTAAAACCATATACATATGAAAAAATCGAGATTGACTATAGCTGCTACAAAGGATCTCGAAACTTAAAAAATCGTTCTACTAAAGTTACAGAATATCTATTTGTTATTTCGTCTTTGTAATTTTAAGTGTAGTCTTCTTCGTCGCCTTCTTGGCGTCATCTTCTTTTTGGTCCAAATACTTTGGATTGTACATTTTCTTGTGAAGATGCCACAGGTCAGGACCACCCACTCTAAAACCCTTTCTAACTGTAGCCTTGTACCAAAATACACAATCAGTGATCTTATTAGACTTTACAGTATTGTCTAATACGAGACATTCATAATTTTCTGTGCAAGCATCCATGACTTTATTAAACATATCCATTGTTGGAAATATACCAAAGAATGATTTATAGAGTTTTTCTCTATTCTGTATAATGTTTTCCCTGAGGATGAACACATAATCTACATTAGCGCGAAGTGCTGGAGGTAAGTCCATAACGTATTGCATTGTAAGCATAAAAAAGATATTATAGTGTCGTCCATTCATAAAACACTGTCGAATACATGTATCTTTTAAAAACTTTGAATCATACATACAATCATCAAGAAGCATAAATGCTCCATTTGTTGAATTTTTACCCTTTGTCCCGACAAGTTTTCTTTGTCGTGATATAACCCGTTCTATGGCGTCTCTGTCATATTCACCATAGACAAAGAGGTCTGGAATAAATTCACCATAAAAGTGATTGCCTTCTTCTGTCCCTGAAAGAACTATACCCGCTGGTATATGTTTCTTGTGATACATGATATCTTTGACCAGAGTCGACTTTCCTGTATTACGCTTACCTATAAACACACATACCCGATCATCGCTCATCGTTTCAGGTTTGAATTTCTTCAATTGAAGGTTCATTCTACATTAGTGTCCCGTTTTATTTAGTAAAATTTTACTCACATACTGTAGGAATGTCAGGTCGCTTAAGACTTGCTGCCACTGGAGTTCAAGATCAGTGGCTTACAGGGGATCCACAATTTTCATATTTCCTGATGAATTTCAGAAGACATACAAAGTTTGCAATTGACTACGTCGAAAGTCAATTTGATGGAGATGTAGATTTTGGAAATACGGTGATTTGTCGGGTTCCAAATGACAAAGGTGATCTTGTCCGTAACCTGACTCTCAAGGTTACGCTAGATGATCCAACTCCAAATGGTGACGAATGGACACCTTCAATCATATCACACTTAGTAGAAAGCGCTGAGCTTCTTATTGGTGGTCAAACAATTGAAAAAATTACGGGAGAGTACATCTACATACATCAACAGCTTCATAATACAGATGACGATATAAACCAAACACTTTACTTTCTAAACGGACACAGTAATGTACTTGCATATTCCGGAGAATATACATATTTTATGGAACTGCCATTCTATTTCTATAGGAATTCAAGTCTTGCCATACCAACGTGTGCACTTACTAAACAACTTGTTGAAGTTAAAATAAAGTTAAGACCTCTCACTGAACTTATTTTGGGTGGTGCTTCCGTGGGTGTATCCGCAAATCTCAAAAAGTTTTCATTAGACACAGAGTTTGTATTTCTTTCGGAAATTGAAAAAAACTTTTTAATGTCAAGACCAATTGATTATGTCATCACACAGGTTCAGATGTCAAGCTTTGTAATGAAACCAGGCGAAAATACTAAATCTGTAATGTTAAACTTTTCCCATCCAGTAAGAGAAATGTTTTTCATATCACAATCTGAAGTAGATGTAAGCAATAACTATGCAAATAGATATAACACAATTACAAATGTAAGTCTTAAATTTAATAACGAAGTTGTGTTTGATAGAAGTAATAAGTTTATTGTATACGAACAGGCTCTAAGACATCATGTAAATTCTCCATATAATTATAATTATTCATATCCTTATCTTAAATCAGACTTTGCTATGTACAGTTTTGCTCTTCAACCTGAAATTTACTACCCAACTGGTCAGGTAAATATGAGTAGAATATCACATAAACTCTTCACCATACAAATAGACCCAAATTATTCAAATGTCAATAATAACACACGAATATATGCCGTGAACTATAACATACTTCGTATTGATAGCGGCTTAGCTGGTTTAAAATTTTAGAATGCTATAATAGTAATGGCTGGTCGTGTACAACTCCTATCATCTGGTCCCCAAGACAGGTTCTTCACATTAGATCCAGACTACACATACTTTTTGGAAAGTTTTAAGAAACATTCAAACTTTGCAAGAGATTATGTAAATATAGATCCAGAAAACACTCCAGATTTTGGTGGTAAAGTGAGATTCAAAATATCAAGAAACATTGGTGATATATTAAATACACTCAGTGTAAAAGTTAAACTTCCAGAAATAGAGACTGGATTTTTTGGTTATATAGATTCAGTTGGACATGCTCTAATTGAATATGCCGACCTTATCGTAGGTGGTAAAATTATTCAAAGAATACCAAGTGACTATCTTCAGATATATTCAGAACACTTTGTAACCCAAACAAAACAAAGAGCTCTTGAATACCTCATTGGTAAGTATCCAGAACGGGCGATTGGTTCACGAGTATCTGATAGTGAAATATTATGTCATCTCGGTACATCTGATAGTATTCTAGAATGTTTTGTAGATTTGCCATTCTATTTCTACAACAATCCAGAGTTAGCTTTACCATTGTGTGCAATCAAAAAACAAGAAATTGAAATTGAATTGAAATTAAGAAACTATAAAGATCTTGTTGTCAAAGTTGACGGAACTAAACCGTCGTTTAATGAAGTTCTTAAGATTGTCGATTTTCAACTATGCGCGGAAGTCGCATTTCTAGATCCATGTGAAAGACTTAAAATTGAGAATGAAAAACGGGACTATGTCATAACCCAAATACAACAAAATGTATTTGATGTCGCTCAAGGTGAGCAATCGGGTTCCTTCAAACTTGATTTTATAAATCCAGTCAAAGAGTTGTATTTTGTAATTCAACGACAAGGTGATATAGGTACAGGTGAAGGACAGTTTATAACTCCTTTTGATTATGATAATACTTTGGATGTGAATGCTGGAAAATACATCTTATATGAGAACTTGAATTATCTTACACTTGATTTGGATAGTCAACCGATAATTACACAAGAAACAGGTGGTGTTATATTTCTCAAAGCCATACAGGGAGCGATTCATCACTCAAAAACACAGTTGCTTAGAAGATTCTATTCATACAGTTTTGCATTAGAACCCGAAAAATGGTATCCCACGGGACAAATTAACTTTAGTCTTGTAAAAGAACAAATACTCAACCTAAGTCTCACACCATGTGCAGATTATGCAAGACAAATACGTGTATACGCTATAAACTACAATACTCTCCGCGTTGCCGAGGGAACTGCCCAAACTCTTTTTAATTTGAAGTATTAGTAAAGATGATGAAAACGGGTTTTGGTGAAACTTCCGGAGCCTATGAGGAATCTCAGTCAAATGCACTTATTGGTATCCTTTTACCCGTTCTCGAAAGAAGTATGATACTTGCAGCCGAATATTCCAAGGCGTGTGGTCGTAACACAGTACTTCCAGAAGACATGGAATATGCAATTAAGTATTGCGCAATGTATACAGTTGGTCAAAATATTGGCTCTCTCTTTCCAGACATATATAATGAGGACTCTTCGGATGAAGAAGAACTCGAAGAAGTTGACCCAGACGAATGCCCTCCGTTCGTAAAATACTCAGGTGACGATCAAACATTTAATCAAATGAATGAAGCATATGAACGCTGGGATACTTGGATACCACAAAGTCCGGTAGAAGAGATGTTAAAAAATGCTATTAATAGTAATGAGTACATCGGAACTGGAGGGTTGGACGATTTCTGAATATAAGTCGTTCAAAGTCACGGGTGACGACGATTCAGAAAGTAGCACTGATGGAGATTCAGACGAAGAAGACGAGCAAATATTTGCAAAATCTCAGATAGTCAGGAGAACAAAGTATAAAAAGATAGTAGAGAAGGAAGAGTTATTACCAGAATGAAAAAAATCTATACTAGTATTATAAAACTAACCATGGCCGATATGACCGCCCAAGCTCTCAAGACTGTTAACCTTGTGACCCAAGAATTGGAAACCCAATCTCTCAACGCGATTGTTGCTGGCTTCTCTTTCGCTGCTGCGATGAGCTGGATGGATCTCGTCCGATGGGTTATCCAACAACTCATTAAGGTGCCAAAGAACGGTGGTACCCAGTACACCCTCACCGCTATTTTGACTACCCTCTTGTCAATTGTTGTGTACATGGTCATCGCGCGTATCTCTACCCGTGTGTCCAAGCCAGCGCAACCAGTCTTCGCGATTACCCGCTAAGCCTTGGTTTTTGCTTCATCAACATCAGCAGAACTAATCCAATAATAACTATTACTCCTATGGATATATACTCTTTCCATCTATAAGAATCCACTACAATTTCAGGGATACTTATTGGTGATGACACATCCTTCTCCTCCTCTATTGGAACTTTGGGGAGTCCTTCAAGTTTATCTGTAGAACCTGTAATTTCAAATTTTAACACATGATCTTGACCCCTAAAGTCATATGGAATGAGACGCCCGTGACTCATATAGAAAAATTCCACTTTGATATCTCGAATAAACTTTTGCGGACCCTTGTAAAATTCGTGTGTTAGTGGATCATCTGCGTGATGATAATTTATAACATCCGAACCATTTGAAAGAATATGACCAGTATAAAATGGAGTTTTGGAATATATAGTCTTTATAAAATCATCGGAACCACTCGTAAGTCGTATAATAATTGAGTTTGGACCATTAAGATTTATAGCGCCGGATGTGAGTGTAGAACCAGTTGATGATTGATTATTTGACGAAAATCCTAAAACTTGATGTGGTGTTGTTGTATTCACCGAGTTACTTATATATCCATTTGTACCATCAAAGAACTCAAATGTAAAATCATTGGTTACACCTACGTTTGAAAATGTAAGTGTATTTCTGTATTCATCAAATGTCACCTGATCTATTACATTACTTGTTCCAATAACCATCTGTCTCTGAAGTTCTGAAGCTAATGTTGTTCCACTGGTAAAGTTATTTGCTTCTAGTGTAATAGAAGACCCGTCGACACTAAATGTTTTATTTGTTTCACACACTTGTAGTTGTGGTGTTGGAATACGCGCAGAAATCAGTGTAATCTTAGTCACATCATAAATTGGTTCCTCAAGTGTTATAACATAGTTATTCGCATATGGATATATATTTGTATATCTCTCACTACTATCTATGTCAAGGGTATGGACCTTCATTAAAATATAGGTACAATATTTTAATGATTGTTTTTGTCTAAAATGTATTATTACACCTAATAAATGTGGTGAGCCAATGGATTGTTCTGGAGTTGGTTCTTCGCAATATCCAAGTTCCACGCGTTTGGATTTTCATTACCCTTGTAGGCATTGAATTGGTGGAATGGTTTTTGTTGGTAGTTTTGTGTCCACGCACCGTTAGCCGCATTCATACGACCATCAATACGACTGGTATCTGAACGAACAGCTGTGAGGGCGCCACCTTGTTTGAGAGCACTCTCTCGCACATTCATACGACCTGCGTTACCCATACGGTTCGCCTTACCACGACGGTCTTCTGGACGGAAACCATACTTCATAAGTTCTTCGTTATTCTTAGTAGTCACCTGGACAGCGGCGCTATTAGTGTAAGCACCTCTGAAGTTGGTAATACCTGGGTTAGCGTGACTATAGTGTGCAAATTGTTGATCATTACGATCGCTCTTGAATCGCGTTGGATCTTGTGGCATCGCTTGGGCTGAGATAAATCGTTTCGCGCCATTGAAACCCAATCCATCCGCTCGATGACCAGTTTCAGAACGATTAGTAGTTCTCTTGGTCTTTTCATGTTCTTGTCGTGGTATCATACCAGACATACCCTGAGCTCGACCAGCCATAGTTGGAAGACGAGAAGGTAAGAAGGCGGTGGTTTCCGGCTTGTTGTGGGTCAACTCGCCAACAACGGCGGAGCGACCACCTGTAATATCCATAGCTGGACCGGCGCGTCCTGGAAGAGTTGTAAGACGATATTCGCCAACATTCACTGGATTCACACGGAACATCTGTTGATAACCTCCAACCGCTGGAATATTCGCACTTACACCCAAACCTGGACCAACCATTTGCTTTTCGATTGGTGACAAATTGTTCATACGACCGGTATCATACATACGATTTCTCATATTGAGAATTTCTTGACCACCACTTCGTTGTTGAGCACCAATATCACCAAAACTAGCCATTTCCATTTTAGATGGTATATCCATACGTGTATCAAAGTTTTGCTCTACAAATTCTGGAACTGCGTCATCATCATACACAACTGCTGGTGGAGCTTCCGTAACCTGTTGAACCACTGATTTAGGTTCAGGCTTATTACTCAAAGCTCGTCCAGCAAAAATTAGACCAGCAATAGCTGCAAGTGAAATGGGATCGGCCATTCTTATTTTGTAGTAACATTTTTATTAGCGTATCTTTGTTGGAAAAGTCCGTTCTGGAGTTCTGCACGAGTACTTGATGGTTCGTAAGTCATAGTACGAAGTGGAGTCTTACATTCCATATTAGAAAGTGGAAAGAGGTTACGTTCATATGTGGGAACGATAACTTTACTGAATCGGGTAGTTGATTGTGGACGAAGTTGATCACTCACATCAATGTACTGCGCTGGAGAACCTTTACCCGCCATGTATGGCGCCGTGCCGTACAACATAGTATTTGGACGGCAACTTCCACAGTTAATAGAACTGGGCTGAGGGTACACAAAGATTTCTTCATTGGCTTTCACTGATGGGAGAGCACCTGTATTTTGAACGATCGCAAGACCAGGTTGAAGTTGGTATGCCATTTATTATTACGTAAGAATATTTATATTAAGCTGGAGCGGTGCCATGACCTCGATGAGAAACTCGACTATCGCCAGCTGGATCAAGACCCGAAAACGCTTCAAGTTGAACACCGCGCATATTTGGATTACACATTTCTGGATTAGTTCTACAAATTGGAGCATTCTTTTTACCATAACACCACTCGGCAAATCCAGTTTGGTCGCCTGGAATGTTTGACACTGGTGTAGTCACAAATTGACGCTCGAATAAATTACGACGCCCATAAACAGAGGGTGAACCCGAACGACCTCCATCAAATGGAATGCGATCACCGACATACTTATTTACAAGTGGCTTGACAGATGGATAATAACACGCTTCGAGACGGTTTGGTGCATCTGTATAATCCGTAATAAGAACATTACCCATTGGATTGTCCGCTGTGGGCATTTGACATCCAAGTCCACTACCACTGGCATTCACGTTATAACTTTCTTTGACCATTTCTGATTTGTACATTACATAAAGAACGGCTAGTAGCGTAGCACCAAGAACAAATATTCTTGGGTCGCGGCGAGTAAGATAAACAATACACGTTGCATAAATTATAAAACGTGATGCAGCATTAATTCTATCTACTGGATTCTGTTCCTTATTAGGCCAGAACTCTAAGACTTTATCAGTTTTTGTAATCTGCTGAGGGTCGTCAAACCAAGCCTCCATTTAATATACCTCGAGGTTTATTTTCTGGGAAGGCTACCAAGCATACTGCCCATCATCTTCATGAGTGCGTCTTGGTCAATCTCGCCGTCACTGGTCTCCATCTTGTCAGCACAATCCTTAGCAATCGTCTCGATGAGACTGAGAGTTTCGGCTGGGATAGCTGTAATTGTAGTTCCAAGCATGTATAGGGTTTGAAGGTATTGCCAAGTTGCAGCTTTTGTATTTGGTGACATTCGCTGCCAATAACTCTTAATGTTGAGATCCTTGAGGAATTCAATCTTTTCAATTTCAGTCATAAGAAAGGACTCATCTTTCGCGGAAATCTTTTCGGCATATGGAGCTACACCCTTCATAAATCCATCAACAATGAGACGTGGGTTAGTTGACTTCAACAATTCAAAGGAAGTCGTCATCTTCTTGATACCTTTTTCTTCTGGAAAGGTCTTGTGCAATTCCACAAGAAACTGGGAGAGCATGTCATTAAACGCACTGACAGACGCCATTTTCTTATATTGAGGGGTAAATCTTTAAGTTTAGAAAGGGTCGCTAGAAATAGCTTCTTTTTGACCAAGACCATTAGACACAATGAAATAAACGAGAATCGCATTGAGAACAGCTGGCTTGGTATACTTGTTCAATTCAAGCTTACCTTCATTATTAAGTTGAGCCTTGATGTGAATGTAAGCAGCGGTGATACCTGCGGCAATTAGGGCAGCACTCACTGGATCTCTGAGATATTCGGATAATTCTTCCATTTAATTATACGCAGCTTTTTTTACACGCTGTTCTGGTGCGTCACCGAAAAAGACTCCTTCGTCGGCTGGTTCCATAGCCTGGGGTGCTACTTGGTGTTCAACTTCGGGTTCAGAATATGGAGCTTGCACACCTGGTACGGTTTTGAACTCGTTTTCGAGACCCGTGGGTTGAATTTGTTCAGGTTCGACACACATCATTGTTTCCGTTTCTTGTTCCGGTTCAAACATGGGTTGCTGCTCTTGTTCTTGTTCAAATGGAGAATCTTGTCCCTCAAAAACGTCTGGATCTTCGGTGTCATGAACTTCTCCATCCAAATCAATATCCCTAGAATCTTGTGACATGTATGTTTGAAGTATCTGTTGCACAGGGATGAGTTCCTTTACTGTATTTTCAATACAGGTACAAAAACGTTTGGTCAATTGCTCATCACGGACATATTCACTTTGTTCTTCGTGAAAAATATATGGGTCCTTGTAGAGATCCTTAGCTACGTTGTTGTAGCAGGTTTGGATGAACACCTCATTTGTTGGTAACTTGAGACTGATTTTCTTATTGTCAGCTTTGAGACGAACCGCGGATAGAATTTTAGTACATGCCACAAATACAGCAGCCAACAAATCGTTGAACCACGCACAACGACCAGCAATATTACTCGCATGTTGCGCCGACATTTGATTCGACCAATTTGGAACCTCTTTGAGGAGTTTTTGAAACATGATGAGAGTTTTTCGCCCCTTGGAAAGCTTGGCAGCTTCGTTATACATTTCGTCAAATACTTCAATCATAGGTGGACACATAATAAGGCATAGTTGCCCCAAGTACTCTTTCTTAGCCTCGACAAGTACGTTTAAATTATCCATTTATGATTAAGAGGTTTTTTAATTACAGAGTTTACTACGCACCCCTCCTGTACTTATTAGCAATCTTTTTGAGATTCATCAGGTCTGGAAAGTTTGTATCATCAACACTCTCAGAAACACTCTCCTTCTTCTTCTTTTTAATGATCCACGTGACATATATTTCAAACTCACTCACATGTTGTACAGTAAATCCACCTAATTCAAATTGCCTAGCTACATACCGCGCCGCGGATTGTCTATCAAATGTGGGATACCCAACAACAAATGCAGGTATTGTGAGAAATATCTGCTTGTGTCCCAATTCTACACACTGCTTAATCTTACGAGAAAACTGTTCATATATCCTGGTATATATCTCCTTTTTGATTTGTTTTCTCTTCTCATCAATTTTACTTACATCATTGATGCTGATCATTATAATTACTGTAATTTATTTTTAGCCACTTCTAACTCACTTGTAGTTGGCACAGCCACTTCTTTGACAAGTTTGTAATCAACAAACTCTTGACCTCTAACACCATCAACAAATGGGGTAACATTTGAAACGGTTTGAACATCAAGTGGTTGAGAGCGAAGAGATACCAACTTAATAGTTCCGTTTGTAACTTCATATGAAGCGACAACGGAGAAACCATACGCGAATCCACTATTCTTCACGGTCATAAACATACACTCATAAATAGATTTAGTACCATCTGTGTACTTCTTGAGAGCGGTAGTTTCAATAATATACGTACAGAGTCCCGTTCGCTTGGCAATTTCTTGATTCGCTTGGAGTACAAATTCTTCCATCATATTGTTATCTACATCAGCCTCCGCCTGACTGAAGCCACTGAGGTCTGGTCTGGCATCATCAAATCGCACAGAGCCTACTGGCTTCTTGTATCCTGAGAATCCAAAAACTTCTGTGAATGGTTCTCGGTTGGTCGCAAGCAACAGGACAATGATAAGAAGGATGGCTGTCAAGTACAACTTCATCTTTACTAGTATGCGTTAATTTTTTTTTACAAAATACCATATAGATAATAGATGTCGCTGCTGATATATAGCCCCAGATGTAAACACTCCATGGAAGTCATTGAGTATATCAATAAACACCAGCAACTAAAACAGCTTGTAAGTTATCATAACATTAATACCCAAGGTATTCCAGTTGCGTATCGTAACAAGATTACCAGAGTCCCAACGATGCTCACGAAGAATGGAAAAATTCTTGTCGGAAATGAAATCAAAAACTGGCTGGATTCTCTATTACCAAACAAGGAAGTTTCGAACTGGGGATTTGGTACAGGGTGTTCCATGACTACCCTCGATGGTGATGATAATGATGCCGATCTATTTACACTTGACGACTATGGACAATCTCTTCAACCCGCAATGACCAGAGAATTAGAAGAAAAGATAAACCGCGACGTGAGTAAGGGAATTGCCTACAGCGAACAGATTTAAAGATATAACGCAGAATATTTAGTAACATGAGACTCGTTACGATTCAAGCGTCTGCTATTAAATCAACCTTTGAGGTACTCAAAGATATATTGAACGATGTAAATATATACTTTCGTCCAACTGGAGTGTACATTGTTACCCTGGATACAGCCAGGACTTCTCTTATTGATATGTTTCTGTCTGCCGACAATTTCGAGGAATACAGCTGTGAACAAGAAGAAATCATCGCAGGAATTAATATTTCAAATACTTTTAAACTTTTGAAGACAATTACAAATAATGATGTCCTCACAATTGAGATTAACTCAAAGGAGTGTATGGACCTTGAAATTACAAGTGAATCAAAGAAGACGAGTACTAAGTTTCAACTCAAACTCCTTGATATCAATGAAAGTCGCATCGAAGTTCCAGATGTTACTATGACAAGTATTACCATTCTTCCATCCGCGGATTTCCAACGTCTCTGTAGAGATATGTCAAATATTGGACAAGATATCGAGATTACACGGTCTGGTAAGGAACTTCGTTTGAAGTGTGAAGGTGATTTTGCAAATCAAGAGACATCTATCGAATGTCTTGAGGAAAGTCCAGAAATTACAGGTCTATATTCTCTCAGATATCTGAATATATTTACAAAGGCGACGAGTATGTGTGCGTCTTTGCAGATTATGCAAGAAGAGGGAAATAGATTCTTGATTCTTAAGTATAATGTCGCCAACTTGGGTGAACTTAAGTTTTACCTAGCAACTAAGGTATGCGAAGATTAGATGTAAAATCTTCGGTGGTAAGTAAAGTCTTTTTCATACCTAATGAGTTTGAAAGTATTATCTTTGGAAACTTTTTAGTTAATGTTTTAGTTGTGTAATACAAAAAACTTTTCAATGGCACACTCTCTCCATGAAAATCATTTCTTGGTCCAGCGTATCTTTTCACCTTTTCAGTAATGTCTACTTGTGGTTTATCGTCGTGATCCACAATCCATACACTACTCAAAGGAATACTAAAACTCATACCTTCCGTTTCATTTTGTCCAGGTATGAAGTTTATATTGTTAGAAATAGCTTTGTAAATCTTACCCCCGTAGAAATATTTTACACGAAGAGTGATATTTTTAACATTTTGTGGAACAATTGTATTTCTAAATGGTTTTCCGGTAACATACTGGTGAAATTCATCCATGACACCATCCCAGTCTTTACTCTCTTCCCACCAGAAATCGTCTTCTACCAGAAACTTCATCCTATAGTCAACTCTGTACTCCAACTCTTCTGATATGATAGTGTAGTCCCTTGGTGTAGTTAACTTTTTGTAAAAATAGAAAACATTACTTAAAAGTTTGATAAACATTCTTAATTATAATGGAAGGAAACTTTTTAAGTAGGTATAAAAATAAGATTGAGTATTGGACACACCTTATTAATACCGATCCATCTAATAAAAAAAGGTACGAAAGTGAAATGTCGGATTATATGATTCAATGTATGCCATATATGAATCAATATGCGGATGAAACTGAAGAAAAAACAAACACAGACAATATTTTTAATGTCAAAGAAACTGTTGGTCTTCAGAGAAAGGATATATTCACAGACTACCTAATAGATGTAGAGAAACAGAATATAAATAGACATAAACAACGAATAATAGAGCAATGTAAACACTGCTTGTATAGTAATGTAGTTCATTTTCAAGATACGAGTGAACTTGTTTGTGATAGTTGTGGACTAGTCTTAGCATGCCTTATTAGTGAAGAGTTGACATATAGAGAAGAACAAGAAACATCTGAGAAAGTTGTAAACTATTCATACAAGAGAGAAAATCACTTCAATGAATGGTTAAGTCAATTTCAAGCACAAGAGATGACTACAATTCCAGATGAAGTCATGGAACAGTTGAGGTCGGAACTCAAAAAGATGAAGATTAAGAAACTGGATGAGATTACACATGCCAAGATTAGAGGACTTCTTAAGAAATTGAGACTCAATAAGTATTACGAACATGTTCCATATATAACAAACATTCTCAATGGTATAAAAGCACCAAATATGCCACAAGAATTGGAGGAAAGATTGCGGATCATGTTCAAGGATATACAGAAGCCCTTCGACGATAACTGCCCTTCGGAGAGGAAGAACTTCTTGAGTTACTCATATGTACTTTATAAGTTTTGTGAACTCTTAGAGAAAGATGAATATCTGCAATACTTTCCTCTTCTCAAGTCTAAGAGCAAACTTTATGTACAAGACCAAATATGGAAAAAGATATGCGAAGATCTTCAATGGGAATTTATTCCAACTATTTAAAGATGTGTTGTATATTTTATACAATGTCTAAAGATACGAAATGTCCCAATTTTGAGATATGCCACCGGATGACATACTCAACATTAAAAGTATGTAGTTCTTGCTTTTGGAGATTTGAAAATCAAATTATGGAGTTTGTAGATGACACAGAGTGTCCAGTTTGTCTAGATATTACAAAATGTGTAAAGTTTAGAAAATGTACACATTTTGTATGTATATCAAAATGCTTTCCTCGACTCGTTAAATGTCCAATGTGTTCGAAACTTAAAGAGACTGATATACAACCTTCTAATGGATGAACACGTAAAGTTCTGTGTAGATGAGGCAAAATATCATCTAGATAGAGCTAATGAGTTACTGACGGAGGGTCTCAGAGATCCGAAAAAATACCACGATGAAGCAAAAAAGTTTTATAGAGCGATGGCAAAGTTTTTTCCGTTTATGATTCTACTACAATCTTTCGAACCTCAACTTCCCGATTTGGAAACGGAGGATAGTTTATCAGATACGCAGTCTTCAATGACATCAGATGAAGATAGTTATGCGCCTGCAACTCCGCCGCGTCGTTGAGGGTTTTGATGGATTTGAACTCCAATACTATTTCGTTATTTATTATTATATCAGCTCGTAAGTTGCCAATGACATGTCCTTCGAATGGAATGGGTACGATACGTTCCGACTCATAGGAAACACCTTCGCGTCTCAAAAGGACTTCCATCGCGTTATGATATACTCTCTCACTATACCCAGGTCCTAGTTGAGAATATATCTGTTTGGCAAGGGCTTCTACGTCTACCATAGAGGTACTTGTGGATGAAGCTTTAATATAATTTTTACTTACGCGATCCACATGTGAATATAACTGACTTCATTAATAATGTCAAAGAATATAAATGTGGACCTGGTGGCCGTTTAATAGAATAAAGATCTCTACATCCAGGTCGTTTAGCTACCTATGGGGAGAATAATCTAAACCCATACTATACTATGTCTACATACACCCAAGAACCATGTGAATTCGTGTATCGCGTCTCCTCCCTCGAAAAAGTTGTTGATGGTGATACCATTGATGTGACTCTTGATCTTGGCTTTGACGTGTGTACCCGTCAGCGAGTGCGTCTTTTGGGTATTGATACCCCAGAGTCGCGTACATCAGATG